AGGATTGAGCACAGAACTAAAGTAGTAAAAGGTAGAGGTTCAAAAACAAGCAAAGAAAAGTTAGCAAAAACTTTTGGAAGAGGATTTGAAAGATGGTATGAAAGAAGAGGTAAAAAAGGACTGACTCGTGGCAAAAAAGCAGGCGGTATGGTCAAAGGCTACGCTGAAGGAGGCTCTGTCTCTCGTGGACAATATCCGTCACAAGCTAGAAAAGTAAAATTCAAGGGTGTGTTTTAATGTCAAAAAGACTTGATTTGTATAAAAAAAAGAAAAAGAAAAAGAAAAAAGACATAGATCAACGCACTGCAGCAAGTAAAGAGGCTGTAGATAAAAGATACAAGAAAGATGTTAAGAAAAAAGTAGAGAAATGGGGAGGAAGATGGGTTAAGACCGCAAAGGCGTTAGGATTGAATCCAAAGTTCGGAAGGGGTTTAAAATCAGAATACGGCCCAGTAAAAGCTGGTCTTAAAACCACAGGAGCTATGTTAGCTGCAATGCCCTTTACTCTGGCTGGTGCGGCGGATGTAGGATTACGAGCCGCTAAGAAAAAAATTACAGGATACAACAAAGGTGGATCAGTTAATTCCAGAACCATTGCAAAGAAATATTTCAAAGGAGTGTTTTAATGCCTGCAATACTAAGATTAATAGCTATGGGAGTACCTGCCGCTAAAATTATAGCAAAGTATGGTAAGAAGGCTTATGATGTAGCTAAAAAACAATCTAAATCAATAAAAAATTGGCATAAAGACCTTACTAAAGGAGAAAAACGATTTTTACACTATGGCGTACCTTCACCTATGTTGACAGTTCCAACAGTGGCAGCTACGGGTCATCTTGAAAAACAAGAAAATATAAGAAGAAAAAGAGAAAGAGCAGAATCTAGAAAAAAACAAAGAGGAATGAGTTCTGGTGGTTCGATTAACTCCAGAGCCATTGCGAAAAAATACTTCAAAGGAGGACTGGTATGACGATGATTGGGATGATAAGGAGGAGTAATGAGAGCTAAACCAGGCTATAAATGGTCAAAAAAAAGACCTTGGCACGGTGGTTTTCCTGAACAAGTGCCTCTAGAACCAGGGGATCCAAAACCTAAGAGAAAAGTTACGTCCAAAAGAAGTAAAACGAAAAAAAGTTCAGTCAAACTGGCAAAGAAATACTTTAAAGGTGGAATGGTTTAAATGGCAAGACAAATAAACGAACCAGTCAGTCAAGTTGCCGTGGAGGAAGTGGAAGTAGTCATAGGTGAAGAACCTATAGAGGAAAACCAACCTTCCGAGAACTTAGCGGAAGACATTGATGATGAGGAGCTAAAGGAAATTGCATCCGATCTCGTATCTGCCTATGATGCCGACATACAAAGTCGTGGCGATTGGGAAGATACAATCAAGAAGGGAATGGATCTTCTAGGGTTAAAGCTGGAGGAAGTGCAAAATCCTTTTCCCGGTGCATGTTCCGCACATCATCCATTAATGATTGAAGCGGCTGTACAGTTTCATGCCCAAGCGTTAAAGGAACTGTTTCCATCCAACGGCCCTGTAAAAACACAGATTGTGGGCGAGATGACAAAAGAAATAGAATCCCAAGCTGAAAGAGTTAAGGATTTTATGAATTATCAAGTCACGGAGCAGATGGAGGAATACTTCGATGACTTGGATCAAATGCTGTTCTATCTACCGATTGTTGGTAGTTGCTTTAAGAAAGTTTATTACGATTCAGAATTGGAACGACCCGTTTCAAAGTTTATTCCCATAACCGATTTCGTTGTATCCACAAACACAACAGACCTTAGAACAAGTGGACGATACACCCATGTCATTCGCATGGAAGCCAACGAGCTAAAGAAAAGGCAAGTCAACGGTTTCTATAGGGACATTGAACTCATGGAAGAGGATAGATCAAATGAATCTACATCCATGACGGGAATCAATGAAAAGATACAAGACATTGAAGGCGTAAAGCCCAACACAACATACAAGAAGGATGCACGTTTCACGTTGTTGGAAATGCATGTTGATCTTGATCTTCCGGACAGTGGCAAGGAATTTGCGTGTCCGTACATTGTAACAATTTGTAAAGAAACAAATGATATCTTGGCGATACGTCAGAACTTCAAGGATGACGATGACAAGTTCAAGAGACTACAATACTTTGTTCATTACAAATTCTTACCAGGCTTTAACTTTTATGGTTTAGGTTACGTCCATCTTCTCGGCAATTTGCAAAAGACGGCAACAACTATTTTGCGTTCATTGGTTGATGCCGGACAATTTTCAAACCTGCCGGGTGGATTCAAGGCTCGTGGAATGCGAGTGGAAGGCGACCAACCTGTAGGGTTTGGTGAATTCAGGGATGTGGAAGGCTATGGAGACGATATTCGCAAGTCCATTGTTCCTTTGCCATTCAAAGAACCTTCACAAGTTTTAACAGGCTTACTCGGTGCATTAACCGATGAGGGAAGACGACTTGCTGCAATAACGGACTTACAGACGGGAGACATGAACTCACAAGCCCCCGTAGGTACGACCATTGCGTTATTAGAGCAAGGAATCAAGGTGATGTCGTCCATTCACAAGCGACTTCACAAGGCACAACGAGAAGAATTTAAAATACTAGCTAGAACGAATTACGATTTCCTCCCAAGTAATTACCCCTATGCTGTAGAAGGTGTTGGTCGTGAAATCTTCAAGGAAGATTTTGACGGTAGAATCGATGTACTCCCAGTATCCGATCCCAACATCTTCTCTACAGCACAAAGAGTGCTTCTGGCACAAACACAAATACAAGCGGCAGCACAAGCACCGCAGATACACGATTTACGAGAAGCCTACAGGAGACTGTACAAGGCACTTGACGTGGATAACGTGGATGAAATGCTTATTCCAGAAATGGGTAGCAAACCTATGGATCCGGCAACAGAAAACTATACAATGATGTATCAGAAACCTGTGAAGGCATACAGTTGGCAAGACCATGATTCACACGTTGCCGTACACGAAGCCTTCATGAGTGATCCTGCCGTCATTCCGCAAGACCCAAGATTGCAACAGGCTCTTGCCGGTACACTACAAGCACACATACAAGAACATCAAGCACATAAATACCGATTGGCGATCATGGCAAACGCTGGAATTGAACTTCCAAGTGCACCAGAGTACGACAGGTTTAATCCTGGAAAAGACAATGAATACGAATCAATGGACAGGGATATTGAAAATGCAGTGTCACAAGCCCAAGCACAAGTGGCCGGGCAGATTGCTCAAGCCAACCAACAACAGGCACAGCAACAACAGGCACAACAGCAACAGCAAGATCCAAGATTCCAATTGGCACAGCAAGACTTACAGTTACGAGCACAAGAAAATCAGCGTAAGGCTGAAGAGGGTGCTGCAAGAACTCAGCTTAAAGGAAAAGAAGTTGAACTCAAGGAAGAACAAGCTGCATCCAAAGCACAGATTGATTCCGCTAAATTGGCTCTTGATCGTGATAAAGCGATGGCTGACATGGAAATTGACAGAGAGAAGTTGCGTTCCAACGAACAACGTGATATGGCTCGTTCTCAATACCAACAGCAAATGGTTGAATCCAAGGCTGACATTGAAAGGGCGAGAACAATCATAGAACGTGAGCAAAGAGAAAAAGATAGAAAAGCTACTCAACAAAAAGATACAACTAAGGAAAGTTGAGAAGGCTAAACATTCCGTTATTTCTTTGTGGGACAAAACGGACAAACTGGCGAAGGCAGAGTGTAAAAGAACTGTGTTAGCTTTGTGTCAGAAACATAGAAAAGGTTTTTGGATTGTCGTACACGAGGATGATCTGGAAGAGGTAATAAAGGCTAGAAAATAATGGACACCACTAAATTCATTACCTACTTCAAGAATAAGATCAATAGGGAGATTAACAATATAAAGGATGCCTTTGAGCAAGGCAGAATTCCCAAGGAGAATTATGATTCTTCCGTTGGTGAATTAAAGGGTTTACGTCTAGCGAAAAATTTGCTACAAGAGTCCGCAAAGAATATTGAAAATGACGATACCGAAATTTAGCTTAGTAGAAGAAAAACTGGAAAAGAAACATCCTAAAGCCGTAGGACACAGAATCCTTATTCAAGTTTTGGATGTTCAAGATAAAACAAAAGGTGGAATTTATCTTCCCGGCAAAGCTGTGGAAGATCATAGAAGTATCGCTTCCATAGGCAAGGTCATACAAATGGGTGATGATGCCTATAGGAGAGAAGACATGACCATCCCCTGGTGCAAAAAGGGAGATCATGTAATGTTCGGTAAGTATGCAGGACACCGTTTCAAGTACGGAAAGTCTGAACTTAGAATAATGAACGATGACGAGATTCTGGCTATAGTGCCAGATATAACAAATATAAGTTAATATATTTGTTTCTTCGTAGCATTCGCTACGCAAATTTAACTACATAACTTTGGAGAAAGACCAATGCAAATCGTACACGATTCATCGGGTAAAAAGAAACCGATGCAAGTCGTGGATGATGGTAAGGAAACGAAGCTGAAGACATTCAAGGGTGCGACTGTTCCGGAACAGGATACACAGGAGAATGCTGAAGTGGAAGAAGTCATAGACGACACACAAGCCGTCCATGAAGAACAGACAACTGAATCCACGCCAACACAAACAGAAGCTGAATCAGAAGAGCAAGAGGAAGCAGAAGATAGTGTTGAAAAACCACAGAAGAG